ACGTACTATGTATTTGAAGTAAATGGGTTGACGTTTAAACTTTTGGACAGCGCAGGCAACGCGGTTAATACGGCTTCTACGGGCACAGGGGTGTACGTGTCTAACATTGTTGACTGTCCTGTTGTTCAAAACACATTGACAGTATCGGATTCTTCACGTTTTATTATTGTCTTTGGTACCAACGACTACGGCTCTACAGATATTGACCCCATGTTAATCCGCTGGTCAGGCCAAAATGATATTCACAATTGGACGCCTGACCCAACAAACCAAGCAGGCTTTACGCGGCTGTCGCACGGCTCTGAGATTATTTGCGCTATACAAACCCGCCAAGAAATTTTTGTATTAACCGATTCGGCTGCGTATTCTTTGCAGTACCTTGGCCCCCCTTACGTTTGGGCAACGCAACTGATGGGCGATAACGTCTCAATTCAAGGTCAGAACGCCATCATCATTGCCTCCGGTATTGTGTATTGGATGGGTGTGGATAAGTTTTATATGTACGATGGCCGTGTGCAAACACTTAACTGTGACCTACGCCGTTACGTATTTCAAGATTTCAACACAAGCCAAGCGTCTCAAGTATTTGCAGGAACCAACGAAGGCTTTAATGAAATCTGGTGGTTCTATTGCTCGTCTGGCAGTACGCAGGTTGACCGCTACGTGGTGTACAACTACACTGAAAAAATCTGGTACTACGGCACAATGGGCCGCACGGCTTGGTTAGACTCGGGCCTACGTGACTTCCCAATGGCCACAACCTACGACAGCACTGCCGGCACTGGGCTAACGGTGTATCACGAAAGTGGTCTAAATGACAGCGCAACTGCTACGACTTTGCCGATTGACGCTTATATTTCTTCGTCTGAGTTTGATATTGGCGATGGGCATAACTTTGGTTTCGTCTGGCGCGTGCTTCCAGACTTGACGTTTGAGGATTCCACAAACTCGCCCACTGGCGCTGTACCGTCTGTAGCTATGACTTTGCAAGGGTTGGCTAACTCTGGCTCAGGAGTTACAAGTACCGCCTCACAACCCGTGGCTAAGAGCAGTACGTACGTGATTACAGAGCAGTTTACAGGGCAGATTTACACACGCATGCGCGGTCGCCAGATGATTTTTAAAATTAGCTCCAACCAGATTAACACTGCTTGGCAACTGGGTGCACCGCGTATTGACATTAGACCGGACGGCAGGCGCTAATGGCTGAGTTAAACGCATCCCCACCCAACTTGCCGCTGGCTCCTGCGGAATACGAGAGCCGCTACTTTGCTCAGCTAAATAACGTCTTACGCCTGTACTTTAACCAACTAAACAACCCCGGTGATATGGGTGGGGCAACGCTGAACTTAAACCTTGCCACACTGCCCACTGATGCCGACCTGCCTAATTTGAGGCTTGGCGATGTGTACCGAGATACACAAGATGGTGTACAGGATACCAGTCAAATGCTTCGCATAAAGACGTCAACATGATATTATCCAACAACCCCCATTTTGAGAGGCAAAAATGAGCCTTCACGCACTAGCTACTAACATGGCATCAAAGGGTCGCAACGGCGATTCAATGCTTGTCCACATGACGCCCGGCGAAGTGCATGGGTTGCAGGCTTTAGCCATAAAACATGGCGGTACATTGACCACCAACCCAGATACGGGTTTACCCGAAGCTAACTTCCTGAAGTCTTTGTTGCCAATGTTGGCAGGTTTTGCCCTTGGCCCCGCTGGTTTTGGTTTGGTGTCTTCTGGCTTGACGGCTGGCGCTATTGTGGGTGGCGTTACTGGTTTGGCAACAGGTAGCCTGTCTAAAGGCTTGATGGCTGGTTTGGGTGCGTATGGTGGCTTTGGTATTGGTGAAAGCTTAGCGACTGCGGGCGCTAGCGCTATGGGGGATGCCGCAGCTTCAAGCGCGTACGGGGCCAGTGCTGGTATGACGGATGTAGCGGCTCAAGAACTTGGGTTTGCATCTGCCGAAGAAGCGGCACAAAATGCTGCCGCACAAGCCGCAAAGAATTTTGACCCTTCACAGGTTGCAGGATTTGATAAAGCTACCGCTGGGTTTAATGCGGCAACAAGTAGCGGTAGTGCCGCCCTAGATTTTGCTAAAAATAACAAGTTGGCTTTGGGTATGGCAGCGGCTCCTATCATGGCTGACATGATGGTTCCCACGACTACTAAATCTGCACCCGTGCAAAGCCCCGGCAGAATTGTTGAGAAACGTTGGAATGGTCGTGAGTTTGTCCCTGTTGCCAGCACAGATGCTAGCGTGTTTAACACCAGTGGGCGCACCTTCGCTGACCCGTACCGTGGTTACAACAATGGTGGTATCGTGGCCTTGGCTGAAGGTGGTGATGTTAAGCATTTTGCTATCGGTGATCTTGTTAAAGCAGACATTGACAAAGCTTATGCCGCAGGTGACTACGCCAAAGTAAACGAACTTGCACAAGCAAACAAAATTACCGCCGCTGATGTGGCCGATACATACAAAGGTTTTGATACTTCTGGCTTAGCTGGTTTAGGTATTAACTTATTTACACCCCCAGCAGCCCAAGCAGCGCCAACATACACGCAGTACACGCCAGAACAAATTGGTAGCTACTTAACAACAAATCCAACCGCAGACATTGCCGCAGCAACCAAGGCTACAAACGCTGACCCTGCCGCAGTTAATGCGTATCTTGCTAGCATAGCTGACCCGTTTAGAGGGTCTACTGATACAACTGGCGGTTCAGGCGTATTGAGCATTTACAATCAGATGAAGGCGCAGGGCATTGATCCTACAGAGTTGTATAAAGCCGAGATTGCAAACGACCCCAAGTACGCTGGTTACACACAGGCAATGATTCAAAAAGCTTACGACCTAAGTAAAGGCGCGTATGCGTTATCTGACCAACTAAAAGGCGTGGTGGCAGACAAAGACTGGGTCAAGTTCATGGACGATAACAAGTATTCCATCGACGACGCTGCCCAAGCGTTTGGTTTGTCTAGGAATGAAGTGCGAGATCGTTATAACGCGGTTAAAGCTGCCGAGGCAAAGATACCGCCTGTTGTACCGCCTGTTGTACCGCCTGTTGTACCCCCAATCAACACTACACAGAACACAACAACTAACGTAGTTACACCAACCGATCTGTACACAGCACCTGCTTCATCACTACCCGTAGGCGTGTCTGGCAACACAGGCCCATCTCAAATTGGTGGTGGTGCTACGGTTAACCCCAATGGCACAATCACAACTTCTCCACGTATCCCCGGCATCCCAGTTGGTGGCTTTACGGGCATGCAAAACTTGCGTGATGCGTACACCAAAGGTGGCGGCAGTCTGGGCTACACATCCCCAACGTTTGACAAGATTGAAGACTTCAACGCCAAGTATCTCAATCGTATGGGCGGAGACTCCAGAGCGGCGTACGATTACCTCACAGGTAAAGGCGGCGCGGCATACCCCACCAAGTCGGGTGTTGGTCAAATTTCTAGGCCGTACGATGAAGCAGTGCTGGGCTATCCTGCACGGGGCAATTTGCCGTACATCTACAACAAAGCCACGGGTAAGATGGATCCCAATCCTGACTACGTAGCCCCCGGACGTGATGCCGCAGGCAATGTAACGTACAGCATGTCCTTGAACGATATTAAGAGTTCGTTGAAAGACGCGCCTTTGTCTGGTCAAGCTTTGTACGATTGGGCTAAATCTAACAACCTTTCTGCACAGCAGATTGCTGATGCTACGGGAAGAAGCCTGTCAAGCGTTTACGCTGATTTCCGTGCGGGTTCAAAAGCCGCTGCAGATAAAGCAACGGATGCCGCCAAAGGTGGGGATACTATCCAAGTAACAGATTCTTCTGGGTATGACACACAAACAATCACCGCGACAAAGCAGGCTGATGGTACTTATCAGGGAAACAACGGTAAGAAATACGATGCGTCTGGTAAAGAAATTATGGCCGGTGGTGGTATGGCCGGATACGCCCTTGGCGGTCTAGGCTCTTTGGGTGGCTACTCTGATGGCGGTCGTTTGCTCAAAGGCCCCGGTGATGGTGTGTCTGACAGCATCCCTGCAACCATTGGCCGTAAGCAACAACCCGCACGCCTTGCCGATGGTGAGTTTGTAGTGCCTGCACGCATCGTGTCTGAGTTGGGTAATGGCTCAACAGATGCAGGTGCCAAGAAGCTTTATGCCATGCTGGATCGTGTACAACGTGCACGGGGTAAGACCACAGGCAAAAACAAAGTAGCGGCCAATAGCCGCGCTGACAAATATCTTCCCGCATAAGGAATAGACATGGCTGAACCGCAAATCTCCCAGATAACGCAATCGCAAACCTCCATCCCCGACTACGCTAGGCCGTACGTCGAGAACCTGCTGGGCGCTGCGCAAAGCTACACTGACCCCTCACAGAATCCATACCAGCAGTACATGGGTGAGCGTCAAGCGCAGTTCTCGCCTTTACAGCAGATGTCTTACGACAATGCGGCGATGATGCAGACCGCCCCTCAGTTGCAAGATGCGACTGCTATGGCTGGATCCGCTGGCTTGGGTGCGCTCAATACAAGCTATACATACAACCCATACCAAACTAGGTCGTTTACTGGGGGTACACAAGGCTCGTTTGACAAAACCACTGGCCAATACACACCGGGTACTGGCATGGCTAGTCAGTACATGTCCCCCTATATGGGTGAGGTTGTTGCTCGTCAACAAGCAGATGCCCAACGCCAAGCCGCTATTGCAGCGCAAGCCCAAGGTGCGCAAGCTGCTCGTTCCGGTGCTTTTGGTGGTAGTGGTGATTACTTGATGCGTGCACAAGCCGCAGGAAACTTAGCCCGTCAAAAAGGCGACATCATGGCGCAAGGCCAGCAAGCCGCGTACACCCAAGGCATGGGCCAGTTTAATGCTGAACAAGCCGCAACACAAGCGGCGGCTAATCTCAACGCACAACAAGGTCAGTTTGGTGCAGGTCTAGGGCTACAAGGCTTACAAACGGCTCTGACAGGTGCTAACGCTCTGGGTAACTTGGGCAATACGCAGTACCAGCAGAACATGGGCATCAACCAGATGCAGAACC